TAGGATCAAAAAAATTGACAGTAGAGCTTAGAAACGGGACAGGCTTAGACATAGAATTCTGCGACAGTAAGCCCGTATGGACCTATAACGAGATTACAGGGGATATTGTAGCTTTACCATTTAAAGGAACTGTGGTATTATTACCGTTCATAGTCATTACTTTTGGATACGTATACACAACGGAGGAGTTAGACTTCAATGAGTAAAATTAAGGAGCATTTAGGGTATGATGGTTGGTCCGATTCAGAGGAGGGAAATATAAGACCGATTACCCGTTTAATTAATGAAATGGTAGAGTATGAGATGCTGTCCATGACATTACAGGAGGCGCACCAACGCGCAGAGGATAGCGTCAGGGCTTATTATAGTAGTTTGACCGCTGAGGAGTTTTTAAACCAACATAAGAGGGCTTTTCCCTATGAGTAGATGCAAAGCATGTAATGTTATTATGAACGAGTACGAGCTAAAACGAATCGACAGGATGACAGGGGACTATTCGGAACTGTGCACAGACTGTTTGACAGCCTCAATAGAGGCGGAGTTTGACGTACCGTATCCCGATCAGATAGATAACCCGTTTGACTTTTTAACGATGGAGGGCTAAACAATGGCGACAAAATGGACCAAAGACCAACCCGCTGTATTAGGGGGGGATGACCCGATTGACAATGACGCAGAGATTTTAATTTATGCCGATCAGAATTTTGTGGACGATCACTCTGTAAAACAACTAGCACGACTTGCTTTTTGTAACGAGATGGACATAAGCGAGGAGTTTATTAAAAAGATTATGAATATAGCTGAGGAGTTGAGAGGGGTTTACAGGACATTTCCAGATGGTTACGTACACGTTCAAGTAAGGTTTAATTTAAATTATTGTAATATGTTTTAGAGGTATTCATGAAAAAAATAGTGGGTATAACTTTTAATGATTGATGTTATACCCCTTTTCATGTTATACTATACTTATGTATTAAAGAAAAATTTTTAATATATAATTATAGTATCAACCAAACGATCCTTAAGTATACATAGGGTCACACAACCAACGATAGAGGAAAAATAGTATGTCAGTATTAGAAGGTTTATTAGCGTTTGAGAATCTTGATGAGCATGAAATGTATCAGGGCCAATCAACTGGTAAATTCTCCGTGGTGTTGTCATTAGATGATGAGACAGCGGGTGATCTGTCAGCCAAAGGCGTTAAGATGCGCGAGTATGAAGGTGTCAAACAGAGAAAGTTCAGCACTAAGTACGATGTCCCTGTATTGGATGCGGACGGTCAGCCATTCAAAGGCCGCATTGGTAGAGGCTCAAAAGTTCGTGTCCTGTACGCTGAAGGTCAGGAACATCCCGTGCACGGTGTCTCCACTTACCTTAATAAGGTCAAGGTGTTGGAGGTTGCTGAGAACACTGGTGGCGGGGACTTCTAGCTGTGGGTTCTAAGTTTGTCCGACATGAGCCATGCCCTAAGTGTGGCTCACAGGATAACTTGGCTAGGTACTCCGATGGTCACGCCGTCTGTTTTTCAGGCGGCTGTAACCACTACGAGAAAGCCACTGGTCAGGTTAGCAACATCACACCAATCAGAGCGAGGTCATTGGAAATGACAGGAGTAGTAGCGGCAATCCCTGACAGGCGTATTAGTCAAACCGTATCACAAAAATATAATGTGACGGTTGAGTACAACGCGCAGGGGCAAATTGTCAAACATCATTATCCATACCACGATAAGGACTCAGGCTCCCCGATAGGGACTAAAGTTCGCATTGTGGATAACAAAAGTTTTTATTCTACAGGAGAGTTTAATAATGTTGGGTTGTTCGGTCAACATGCGTTCAAGGGTGGCGGTAAATACGTTACGATCACAGAGGGCGAGACAGACGCACTTGCAGTTCACGAAATGTTTGACGGGAAATGGCCCGTTGTCTCCATTAGAAGTGGCGCAACTGGAGCATCAAAAGACATTAAAGAAAACCTAGAGTGGTTGGAGTCCTTTGAGAATGTTGTGATTTGCTTTGATAATGACAAAGCGGGACAGGAGGCGGCTAAGTCAGTTCTTGATTTATTCACCCCCAACAAGGCTAAGAATGTCACCCTGCCTATGAAGGACGCAGGGGACATGCTCAAAGCCAATAAGGTACAAGCGTTTGTGCGTGAGTGGTGGAACGCAAAGACCTATCAGCCGGACGGCATAGTGTCAGGTAGTGATACTTGGGACATGATAATGGAACAGGCTGATGTTAAGTCCATCCTGTATCCTTGGGGTTGTCTGAATGAGATGACCCACGGGTTCCGAAGGAAGGAGCTAGTCACCATTACGTCAGGATCAGGTATGGGTAAGTCTCAGATTGTCAGGGAGCTTGAGCATTATTTGCTTGGCGCTACTGATGACAACATAGGCATCCTAGCGTTGGAGGAGGACATCCCAAAGACAGCCTTGGGTATCATGTCCATTGAAGCTAACAAGCTGTTACATTTGGATAAGACCGTTACCAAGGAAGAGAAGAGAGGCTATTGGGACAGGACATTAGGCTCAGGACGTATCTTTATGTTTGATCATTGGGGTTCAACTAGCGAGGACAATCTCTTAGGCCGCATACGTTACATGGCTAAGGGTTTGGACTGCAAGTGGATTATCTTGGATCACCTCAGCATTGTGGTCAGTGATCAGGATACCGGAGATGAGCGTAAGGCTATAGACAGCATCATGACTAACCTTAGAAAGCTAGTACAGGAGACAGGTGTAGGGCTATTCCTAGTATCACACTTGCGTAGACCTAGCGGATCAAAAGCTCATGAGGATGGCGGTAAGATTAGCCTGGGGGAACTCAGAGGTTCGGCGGCAATCGCGCAACTTAGCGACATTGTTATTGGACTTGAGCGAGATCAACAACACAAAGACCCTGAGACACGGAACACCACAACTGTTCGTGTACTCAAGAATAGGTTTGTTGGACTCACTGGCCCTGCTTGCTATCTTTACTATGACAAAGAGTCAGGACGTATGATAGAAACTAATTGTCCAATGGGTGAGGAGTCAGAGTTTTAATGGATAAGTTTGTACTTGACATAGAAGCCGATGGTTTCAACCCGACTAAAGTATTCTGTATTTGCATTAAGGATTTACAGCGGAAGCACATGTACTCTATTCACCAGAATGGTGTCAACATGGGTAGGTTTCAGATGTGGTTGGAGGATCAGGGAGAGTGCGAACTAATTGGTCATAATCTTATAGGTTATGATATACCTGTGCTACAAAGATTATTGGGCGCTGACTTTAGCAAATGTAAAATAACTGATACATTGGTACTGTCTCGTTTAGCGGACCCTTCTAGAGAGGGAGGACACTCCTTAGAAAATTGGGGACGTATCTTGAATCAACCTAAAGGGGAACATCATGATTTTACTGTATATTCAAGAGAAATGGTGGATTACTGTGTACAGGATGTTGAAGTTAATACGTTGGTGTACGAAAGATTACTTCTTGATCTTAGAGATTTTAAGCCTGAATGCATATCTCTTGAGCATCACGTACAAAATATTATTACAAAGCAAATTAAAACGGGGTGGCTCTTGGATCAAGAGAAATCCTACAACTTACTAGCTAGACTAAAGGAGAAGAAGAATGACCTTGAAGACGAAGTGCATAAGGCTTTCAAACCGTTACCGACATTTATCAAACAGATTACCCCGAAGATTAAGAAAGACGGTACGCTTTCTATTGTTGGGCTTAAATTTCTGGGTGAGCAATGGCAAACGGCAGTAGCACCTTTTAGCCGCATAGACTTCCCTATCTTTAATCTAGGGTCACGACAGCAGATAGGTAGACACCTTCAGTATTACGGGTGGAGACCAACCAAGTTCACTGAGACAGGACAAGCCATCGTTGATGAGGCAGTGCTGAGTACAGTGAAGGGGATACCACAGGCCGCGTTGATTGCTGAGTATCTAATGATACAAAAGCGAGTAGCTCAGGTACAGAGTTGGTTGGAGGCTGTTGAGGATGACGGACGGGTACATGGCTACGTTAATCCAAACGGAGCTGTGACAGGACGTATGACTCACTCTAGTCCTAACATGGGACAGATTCCGGCAGTATACTCACCTTATGGTAAAGAGTGTCGGGATGTGTGGATTGTGCCGGAGGGTTACAAGTTGGTAGGTATGGACGCAAGCGGTCTTGAGTTACGTATGCTTGCACATTACATGAACGATGAGGGATACACAAATGAAATTCTCACAGGAGATATTCACACGGCAAATCAGTTGGCTAGCGGCCTTGAAACTAGAGATCAGGCAAAGACTTTCATCTACGCTTTCCTGTATGGGGCAGGAGATTCCAAAATCGGAAGTATCGTTGGAGGATCTAGAGAGGATGGTAAGAGACTTAAGGAAAAGTTCCTCAGAAATACGCCTTCTCTTGGAAGACTACGAGAACGAGTTAGCGTGGCGGCAGGAAGAGGTTATGTTTATGGCTTGGATGGAAGAAGGGTCCATGTACGGTCAGAACACGCGGCTCTAAATACGCTGTTGCAATCAGCAGGTGCTATTGTCATGAAGAAAGCTCTAGCCTTGTTGGATCAGTATGCAACCAAATGGAAGATTGACTATAACTTTATAGGAAACATACACGATGAAATCCAGACAGAGGTCAGAGAAGAGAAAGCAGAGGTTTTCGGAGGACTCGCTACTAGCTGTGTCGAAGCCGCAGGACTCCACTTTAAGCTCAACTGCCCCCTTGCAGGGGAGTTTAAGGTTGGAAATAGTTGGGCAGACACGCATTAATCCTAAAACTAATAAGCCTTGGTATTACAAAGATAATCCAGACGCTGTTAAGGCTCGTGATGCAAAACGTATGTGGGTTAATGGTAAGGAAATAAAGAAGACCCATCCTTTGTACAAAGCAGGAAGGTACAAAGGGTTTGAAGAGGCGGCGTTTAGCTCCTTGGAAAACTATGAGGCAAACCCACAGGGAGAAGTTTACGTTATCTATAACAAAGCTTGGCCTGAATGGGTAAAGGTTGGGATGGCTGTAGACTCAACTGACAGGCTAAAGAACTATCAAACGTCCTCACCTTTTAGAGACTATGCTTTACTGTACTCCTATGAAGTAAAGGACAGGAGAGTTGCGGAGTCAGCGGCTCATGAAAGATTAGCAAAAGAGTGTGACAATATTAATGAATGGTTTAAATTACCTCACGCTGTAGCTAATGAACTTATATTGGAAGTGATCCATGAACACTGATAAAACAACTGATAATCTAGTTTCGGATATTTACAAGATGATGGTTAGCAAGGATGCTGACCCGTCCGTAGATGTTGAGGCAGAGATTGAGAAGTTTGGGGAAGGTGTCAAGGCTCTTATGCGTACAGAGTTTGGCAGGGAGAAGCGAAAGGATAACCGTAAGCTCCGCCTGTCAAACATTGGTCGTACTGACAAGTACCTTTGGAATCATGTCAACGGTACTGAGGGAGAAACCATTGCACCTCACACTTATGTCAAGTTTATGTACGGACATTTGATTGAGGAGATGTTGTTGTTCCTCACGCGCATGGCGGGACACTCAGTCACCGATGAGCAGAAAGTATGCAAGGTGGAGGGCGTATTGGGCCACATGGATTGCAAAATAGACGGTATTGTGACCGATGTTAAGTCTGCCAGTAGTTTTGGATTTAAGAAGTTTAGGGACGGAACGCTAGCTTTTGATGATCCTTTTGGCTACATTGACCAGATAAAAGCCTACGCTCATTCCTGTGGAGATCGACAGTTTGGTTGGCTAGCTATGGACAAAGCTAACGGTCATTTGACTTATCTCAAGTATGACTTGGACGATAAGGAAGCTCCTGTTTACAATGCTTTGTCTCAGGATATTACTGAAAGGATACGACATGTAAAAAAGCTAGTGGAACAGCCAGAGCCGATAAAGGTTTGTTACGAGCCTTTGCCGGATGGCAAGTCAGGAAACTTAAAACTGGCTATTGGTTGTTCGTATTGCCAATTCAAAAAGCACTGCTACCCAGAATTAAGAGTATTCAATTATTCATACGCTCCAAAATTCTTATGTAAGGTAGTCAATGAACCTAAAGTACAGGAGTTAGTTTTAAATGAAGAAGGTTTTTAGGTCGGGACTAGAGTCAGCTTTGTATGACAAACTTAATAAAGAGTTTAAGTATGAACCATATAAACTACCATATATTATATCTAAAAAGTATCTTCCAGACTTTGTACATGAGGATAAAAAGATACTGATAGAAGCTAAAGGTTATTTTAGAGTAGGGGATACACAAAAATACACATCCATAAGAGACTCTATTGAGAATTGGGAATTAGTATTTGTACTGTCAGACCCTAACAAAAAAGTAAGGAAGGGAAGTAAGATGACAATGGGGCAGTGGTGTGACAAGGAAGGTTTTGCTCACTTTACTGTAAAGACAACAAAAGAGTTATTGAAGTATGTGAGGGATAAAAATGTCACTAACACTTGAAGAACTGAAGGAGGAGATTGTTAGGGAGTATGATGTTGTTTTACTCTGTGAGGTTTTAGACATAACTCCTGAGGATATTTTGGAAGCTTTTGAAGACAAACTAATTATTAATAGAGATAAGTTTACTGAGGATACTGAAGATGAGACTTAATGACGCAACACCCGCTGAGTGGGACAGGTTACGAAAGGAAATACCTGCCATAGAGAAAGTACCCAATATAGACAAAGCTATGAAAGCTTATGTGGACATGGCTGATAAAGAACTTGAGGATGTAGTTAATAAACCTAAGCATTATAATACAGGCAACATTGAATGTATTGATGCAATAGAGGAGTCCATGTCCAGCGTTGCATTCAAAGGCTATCTCAAGGGCAACTGCTTGAAGTACCTTTGGAGATATGACTATAAAGGTAAGCAGGTAGAAGACTTAAATAAAGCTCAGTGGTATTTAAATAAATTAACAGTAATGGTGAAAGGGGAAAATAAATAATGGATCAGTATCAACAGTTTATACATAAGTCAAGATATGCGCGTTGGCTGACTGAAGAAAAGCGTAGAGAGACTTGGGAGGAGACAGTACAACGATACGTAGACTTTTGGGTCAACCGCGGACAGCTTGATAAGAAGACAGCCAAGCGTTTGTACAACGGTATACATAGTTTAAAAGTAATGCCCTCCATGCGTTGTATGATGACAGCAGGGGAAGCTTTGGACAAGGACAATGTTGCAGGTTTTAACTGTAGTTACTTACACATAGACTCACCACGATCCTTTGATGAGCTAATGTATGTACTTATGTGCGGCACAGGTGTTGGTTTTAGTGTTGAGCGTAACTTCATAAGTAAGCTCCCTGTCATTGCTGAGTCTTTCCATCCATCCGATAGTGTCATCGTAGTGGCTGACAGTAAGATAGGTTGGGCATCAGCATTCCGTGAACTAATAGCCATGCTGTATGCAGGTAAAATACCTAAGTGGGACATGAGTAAGATTAGACCTGCCGGAGCTAGACTTAAGACATTCGGAGGTAGAGCTAGCGGACCTGAGCCTTTGTTGGATTTATTTAATTTTTGCATTGAGGTGTTCACTAAAGCCGCAGGACGTAAGCTAACATCAATAGAATGTCATGATGTTGTTTGTAAAATAGCTGACATTGTAGTAGTCGGTGGTGTGCGTAGGTCTGCTTTAATTAGTTTATCTAATTTATCTGACCCACGGATGGCTAAGGCTAAGATGGGTGATTGGTGGCGTAATGAAGGACATCGTAGGCTTGCTAATAACAGTGTAGCGTACACAGAAAAGCCTGACTTTGAGTCATTCCTGTCTGAGATGCAAAACATGTATGAATCCAAAGCAGGTGAGCGTGGTATCTTTAGTCGTGTTGCGGCACAAAAGATAGCCGCTAGGAATGGCCGTAGAGACCCTGAGCAGGACTTTGGTACTAACCCTTGCTCTGAGATTATCCTACGTAGTAATCAGTTCTGTAACCTATCTGAGGTTGTTGTAAGACCTACGGATACCAAGGCTATGCTTAAGGATAAAGTAGAGCTTGCGGCTATCATAGGAACGCTACAGGCTACTTTGACTGACTTTAGGTATCTACGTAAGTTATGGCAGAGAAACACAGAGGAAGAGGCATTGCTTGGCTTAAGTTTGACAGGCATTATGGATCATAAAGTATTAAGTAAGGACATTGCGTCAGTTACGTGGCTAGAGGATTTAAAAGATGTGGCAATCAAAACTAATAAACTTTGGGCAAAGAAGTTGGGAATCAATCAGTCAACTGCTATTACGTGTGTTAAGCCTAGCGGTACTGTATCTCAGCTTGTCGATAGCGCTAGTGGCATTCATCCTAGGTTTTCTAAGCATTACATTAGAAGAGTACGTTCAGACGCGAAAGACCCGCTTGCTCAATTCATGTCAGCCACCGGATTCCCCGTAGAACAAGACCTAATGAGTCCATCGTCCTTGGTCTATAGTTTCCCTGTGAAGTCTCCAGAGACTAGCGTTACAGTCAAACAGGTAGGTGCAATGCAACAGCTTAAACTATGGAAAGCCTACCAGAATCACTGGTGTGAGCATAAGCCAAGCATCACTGTTTATTATACAGATGATGAGTTCTTGGAAGTAGCACAGTGGATATGGAATAACTTTGACTTGTGCAGTGGGATTAGTTTGTTGCCAGTTAGTGATCATGTGTATCAGCAAGCTCCTTATGAAGACATCAGCGAGGAAAAGTATCAGGAGTTAGTACAACAGATGCCTGTGGGTGTTAATTGGAATGACCTTGAACAGTTTGAACAAGAAGATAATACTACAGGTAGTCAAGAGTTAGCATGTGTAGGTGGAGCATGTGAAATAGTGTAGATAAAACTAAGGGGCCTTAAGTGGCCCCTTTTTTATTCTTCTCTAGTAAGCATTCCTGCACCTGCTAAACCTATTCCTGCCCCTGTTGCCCCTGTGAGTATTTTTAATTTATTAACGGAAGCATTAGCGGCCCTAATGTCTAAATCTGTAGGTTTAATTTGAGCTTCCGCTAAGGCTCTTTTTGTGTAATTGTTAGGAGACTCTCCTTTTTTAATAGAAACCCCTGTTGTTTTTTCTACTTCTTTAATAGCTTTATTTGTGTTTCTTTTTGTATTTCGTGTTTTAAGTTGTTTGTTGTTCCATTTACTTCCTGTTTTATAGGAAGATTCAATTATTGGAAAAGTCGTAATTAAGTGTTTACCACCAATAGGGGCTTGTCCAAAAATATCATGCCCGTCACTCAACATTGTATATATCTTTTGAGTTTTAGGATCAATAGATACAAAAGCGTTCATACCTCCTAGTTCTTGTTGTCTGGAAGTAAAGGATTGTTGAGTAAACAAATAACCTTCTGGACTTTTTATATCCTCTACGTTTAAACTGCCTACAGAGTTACCTGCATCATCACTAACTTTAGCAAGTTTTATTTTTCCTTTTTTAACAAGATCATTAAATTTATTAAATAATAGTTCTTGTTGCTGATCTTTACTTGTAAAAGGAATCCCGTTTGCTTTTTTTGCCCTTGCTGATAAAAGTTTTTCTACAATATTACTATCTTGACCTGTTATACCCTCTTCTCTTAAAGATCGAATAGCTCTACTGTCTAAGCTTGAGCTTATTTGTAAAAACTCTACCATGTCTACAGAGGAAAGTTTTTCCTGTGTAGAGGCTTTTGTTCTTTTACGTAAAGTATTTAATGTTTTTAAGTAACTATCAGTAGCTTGTCCTCTTAATGCTCTAATAACTGGAGGTCCTGTTTTAGAAGCGGCAACGGACTCTACATATCCTAAATTGTTTACAGCGGAAGGATCTTTAATTTGATACTCATATACAGCCTTAGGATTGTTTACATGTGGCCCATCAATTAAATGTCTTGTTGCTCTGTTTACTACGGATTCAGGAATAGACCCTGAAGCTCTAAATTTATCCCCTATGCTTTCTTTTATTTTTAAAGGGTCTTCTCTAGGTATTCGACTATCTAAATAACTTAAAGATATAGGACTTTTTTCTATTAAAGTGTTTTCAGTGTTTGGTAATTGTCTGCTCATAGAGATAGCAGTATATTCAGCGTGTTTTCCATCTGGAGAGAGGACATCTGCTATTTTAGTGTCTGATATACCAAGAACTCTTAAATTTGCTCTAGCTTGAGGAGAAACGCTTTCAGCTACAGCCGAAGGAACAGACTCTGTGTACGCTCTTCCAAACTTAGCTACTTGAAGAGGTAAAGGAACACTATAAAAATCTTCAATCTTTGTAGGAGTGTTTAAAGCAGTTCTATTAAGAAGGTTCCCCGCACTTGTTAAAAGACCTCTTCCTCCTTTAGCTATCGCTGGTCCTACCACAGGAATAGCCCCTAAGGTAGCTAACATTCCTGCTGTACCATAATTTCCTTTTTCGTATTCGTCAGCAATATCGGCTGACATCAAACCTCCGCCAGTAATTGGCAAAAAGTCACCAAGCGTTAGTAAGTCCTCAGCTTTCCTGTAATCTATCCTGTCTCCACCCATAGACTCCGCAAGGATGTTTCGCATAGACTCTCTTAACGTAGGCTCAACAGGAATAATTGAGCCAACATCGTTAGGATAAACTTGATATTGTTGTTCAGCCATTTAACTATCCTATTGTCTAAAGTAGTTACGTATTTCCGCTTGTTCCTCTTCAGACAAAGCGTCCATTGTGTCGCTGACAATAAAACTTGCAAACTTTTCCATAGCTTCAGGAGATTTAAAAGTCATCTTTTCAAAAGCAAGTAACTTGTTTACAGCTTTAGGATTAGAGGCGGCTTTAGCTAAGAATATAGGAGCAGTTAAAATTGCACCGGAAGTTACAGCGGCTCCAAAAGCTCCTCCAACTGTAGCACCTGCTCCTGCTCCGGCAACTGCGGCATATTCTTTGTTTCTTAAGAATAAAGTACCTAAATTACCTTCAGGTCTTTTACTAGCCTCAGCAAACAAATTAAATATTTGCTTTACTCTGCCGTAATCTTGACCTGTAATAATTTTTAATCTTTTATCTTGATCTGGTTTGCTAAACTGTGACGCAAGTTTTTTATACGTTGAAATATCAAAATCAGGGGACGCTATATCAGGAATTAAGTTTTTAATAAAAGATTGCTTTATAACTTGTTTTGCTTCTTTAGCTGTACCATAAGCTATTTCGGAAGGTAATCCTTCTCTTTTACCTATTTGTCTATAAGCTTCATCTATACTACCCATGAAAGTTTTAACTTTATCGCTATTAGTTTGAGTAGTCAACATACGACCCAAAGCTTCAAAGTTACCTTTCTCTGCATTTAATATTGTATTTTTATTAAGTACCGGAAGTAACCCACTCATTCCTTGTTTGTAGGATTGTTTAAGTAATTCATATTCCTTTGCTACTTTAGGATCAGCTTGTTTTAAAGTGTTAATAAAAGACTGCTTTAGAATATTTTGTAATTCCCCAAGCTCTCTATCAGCTACAGCGTTGTAGTTGGAAGATTTAATATCTCCAAATTGACGCATTTGTTGTGACAACATTTTATCAACTTTTAATAAAGACTGAGCAGTCATATTTTTGTATTCTAAAGTTCCTGATAACTGATCTTTAATAAACTTTACGGTGGCGTCATCTAAAGTAGAAACTGCTTTACTAACAGCTTCTCCTTCAATCACATCTGATGTTATTTCAGAATTGCTTTTTAAATATAACTCTAGTTGTTTTTTTATTCCTGCTGTGTTTACAGTTCTGTTTGCAACTCTTTGACTAATAGAATCTAAACCTTCACCATAAGAATCACTAAGTGCTAAACGACCTGCGGATATAATGTCAAACATTGCTTCCCCTAGATCAGAAGGTGCTGTTCCTGTTCTTAAGTCTACAGAGTTAGCTATGTCATTTAAAGCTGACTGTGCGGCTTGGTTTACTTTAGCTACGTTACCCGTGGCTTCCTTGCCTGACAAAAGACCTGCCTCTCCAATCTTCTCAGCAAAAACAGCAAGACTAGAGGCTTGTCCTGTTTGATAGCGTGTTAAGCTAGCTCCTCCTTCTTCCAGAATCTTTTGAGTTGCTTTTAAAGACTCCGTAGATCCTGTTTGTAAACCTTCCTTCATTATTTCTTCAGCTACTTCCTTTGGTGTGTAACCTAAGGCGGCCTTGGCTGACAGATACGCAGGTTTTAAAACTTTACCTAGACCTAAAGTTGCTACGTCAAATCCTGCGGATATTAAAGATTCCTTTACAGCTTCTTGGAAATTTAATTCTTTATCTTCTAAAACATCGGATGTTAAAGACCCTGCGCCTGATCCTACTGAACCACCTATAATACCTCCTGCTATCATTCCTGCGGGACCTAAAGGAATACCAGCGGCGGCTCCCGCAAGGCTTCCTCCAAGACCTAAAGGTATCTCCATGTTTTTCTTTAGGAAATTACCTACGTCCTGATACCAAGGTAAGTCTACTTCCTGACCATCAGGAGTTACTTGTGGTGCAAAGTCCTCAAGAGTAGCCAAGCCATTAGCAATAGCTTTATCCTGGATTTCTTCCTTGCTTACACCTACAGGAATACCTTTGATAATTGTACCGTTTGGAAGACGTATGTCTTGAGTTTGACTCATTATAAATCACCCCAGTTTATTGCTTGTTTTTTAGTTGTAGGTTCTTCATCTTCCTTTAACAACTCTTGAACAAAAGCATTGTATTCTTCAAAGTTTTCTGAATCAGCGTAAAGTTTAGCTTGTGAAATTCTTTGGTTCATATCTTTAATTAATCTTTTAATAATAGCACTGTTGGCTTCATTTCCTCGTCCTACTGTTGCCGCTATTTCTAACAAGGAAGCTCTTTCACCTTCAGAAATAACACCACCAAAGATAGGCTTTAATGATTTATAAACTTCCATAGCTAACACACGTTCAAAGTCTGCTCTATTTCCACTGGTTAAACCTAAGAAATCTTCTATACCATAAGCGGCTAAGTTAATAGGGCCACCTGTAGGTAAAGTCTCAAGTATTTTTTGAGCATCTTCAATGTTCTTTTTATTATCAAGTAGAGCAGGTATACCGCCAACTGCTTGAGCTTTGTTAGTTATAAATGTTTTTGATTGCTCTCTAACTCTTGATGTTTCAATCATTCTTGATTGTTTTTCTTCTGAAGTTTCTCCAGAAGAACTAACAGGGGTAATGTTTCCTACAGGTTGAGCAGGACCATTTGGATCAACAGGGGAAAGAGATGTTTTTGTAGTTTTAGTTCTTGGATCTTTTACCTGTGTTCCATAAAAATAATTACCTGCAGAATCCACCCAAGTATCTGATCCTCCAAACTGAGCAGGAGTTCCTTTTGTAGCGTCAGGTAAAAAGTCTTTTAAGTTTTTAGCTGTAACTATACCTGATTGTACTAACTGAGCAAGCTGAGGTTTGTCAGGATATTTTTCCTGTACATAAGTAGATAAGGAAACTCTATCAGCCATTTCCTGATCTTCAAGCTCTTGTTTTTGAGCCATAGCAGATTCTTGAGCTTTGATTCTATCAGCCATTTGTGCCGCACGTAAAGGATCAAAGCGAGACACAACACCGACTAACTTCTTCATATCCTCCATGTTGTTTAAATCTAAACTTGACAACTCTGCTTGTAGTGCTTCTTCAGGTGTCGGAGGGATTTCAAAGCCTCCTAGTTTACCAAAAAGCTTACTTACGGCTCTACCGCCACTTGCGGCTTCTTGAGCAAGTCTTTGATTTCTTGTAAGAGGTTGAATTGGTTGCGTAGGGGTCCCTGTTAATAAACTCACTAAATCTCTATCTGCCATTATATTGTCCTATTAATAGTTTGTTATTAAGTTTTAGGCTTTGGGGCTAATGCCGCCAGAGCCGCCAGAACCGCCACTAGCTCCCATAGTAAGTGCAGTTTCTAACGTACCTAATAAGTCATTAAAAAACCCGCTTCTAGCGTCATCCTTAGCCGCTTGCGCTCCAAAAATACCGCCTACACGTTCTCCTGTTTCACGGTTATAACCTGTGCCTAATGTTTGTCCAATGTAACCACCTTCCTTATCAAACAAGGTTTTTAACATTGATTCAACATTTAAGGCCGCACCAGTTTCTCTGCCGCTTTGTGCTAAGGATGCTGTAGGAGTTGCTAGTTTGTAAAGTTCACTTAATTGTTGCTGTGGTACATAACCTAGACCCATAAGACCGCTAGCTAAACCATAAGCTTGCTGTCTGTCTGCTTGAGACTGTCCATAAGCATTATAGAAAGCTTCATTACGTGCTTGTTCTTGAGCTAAAGCTTGTGCAAATTGCTCTGGACTACCGCCGTATTGAGAAGTCATTAAACCTAATCTACCTTGACCTAATAGTCTATTTTCTAAAGCAAGTTGCTGACGTTCTTCCTCAGGCCGTTGTATAGCTCTTATTTGCTCATATAAAGCCTGTTGTCGCTCAAGAGGGTCTCCGCCTAGCTCATCTAGGAAACTTCCTGACATGCCGAATAAACGGTCTTGTATAGCTTGTTGTTCGGGGGACAAGTTCATGTCGAACCCACCTTCAGCAGTACCTTGTACTCCGCCTAAGCTAGATGTGACACTAAAGGGTACAAACTGTGACTGCTCGTATCCTTGCTCACCTACAGCAGTACCACGAGCTAAGGTTTCGTCCCTAAAATCTGTTTTTCTTTTTATATCTCTTTTTAAGTTCTTATAAGCTTGACCTGATGATAACAAGTCCGATAGAAAACCCATTAGTAACTCCCTCCGCTAATTGTACCTGCTAAAGTTCCCGCAATATTAGCGGCTGATAGTGTAGGGACTGTGACTGTCCCTGTGAATGTTGGCCCTGCTAAGTCTGCTTTAGTTGTGACAGCCGTAGCAATGGCGTTAAACTCTTCGTGTATTTCCGTTCCTTTAACTATTTTAGCCGCATTACCAGACGGCAAAGTATCCTTAGACGCAAAGTCCGTAGTTCTTGTATAATTACTCATTAAATAAGTCTCCCTAATAATACGTTAATGTCAATTTTTTGTATGGAAAATTCTGATCCGCTAATTGTTGATTCTAAACCTACAGTAACTGTTGTTCCATGTCCTGAACCCTGTACGCTAGGTACTTGTATTTCTGTTCCTAAGGAGTATTCAAAAGAAGGCTCAGTAGCAGGAACTTTAGCACCACTAGGGTTAGTAGGATCTACCAACTTTTCTGTAAAATCAGCAGTTGCTCCTACAGGAGTATTTACACTAGAAATACCGTACTCTGCAACTCCGTAAAAAGCTGTAGTTGCATTAGTTCTTGTGGATGTAAAAGTTTGCTTGTAGTAAGAATCTGAATAATCATATCCCCAATTAAGAACGGATTGTGCCGCCGCATCCCCAATAATTGTCATTTTAAACTTTTTAAGGAATTTAATATTAGATGAATTTCCAAAATCTAACGGGTTGCTAAAGTATGCTAATTGATAGGAAGATGTGGAGTAAGTTTGTGTTGACCCTACAAGAGTACATAATTTATCAGTAAAGCCTCTGTACTCATAAATACCCCCTTGTCTTCCCATGTATATCTTACCGTCCTGTGTTCTTGTGTAACACAAAGCAATAGGAGTTGACCACGTTGTAACCCTGTGTGATCCGTCAGGTAACGCTTGTCTCATATCAAAACAATACGTTATGTTGTTATTAGGTAAAGTTAAAAGATAAAAAGCTTCCTCTGGGCTGTACATAGACTTAACAGGAGCTAATGTAGAGTCTGCTATTCTTTCCTCGTTGACATAACGTACTAAGTCATTCCTGACGTTTCTGCTAATGTCTCTCATGGGCATAGACTTTTCCTGTATAACTCTACCAAAGCTACGTACACCTGAATCCGATAGGAATATAATGTCAGTACCAGTGTGTTGTACGGAGTCTCTAGCAACGCAACCTACGCCCTCTACAGTGTCGTGTAGTTTAAAGACACCTGATGTAACAACATCATCTGCACCAGAATACACAACAATAGATACTTTACCAAAAACAATAAGGAAACCATTGTGTGCCGCAAGCGCTACAATTTCATCGTGACCTGTAGGCCATACAGACGTTAAATCAATAGCTCCTGTTGCTCC